CACGGCTAGAGATAGAATAATGTACATGAGCTTCAGCACCACCAACAAAGTTATAGAATTCACGGAATCCTGTTCTTGTTGTGATGTCAGAGAATCTCTCACCATATTCTCCACGGGCAGAACCTTTACGGAAAACTTTAGTACCATTAGCCAAGTACTTGTTGTCAATGTATTTGTAGTTATCATTGTTTACTAACTGAACAGTATAGATAAATCCATCTCCTAAAGGAAGGATATCTTCTGCAGTAATATACATCTCTACACCATTGTATTTGTCATAAGTGATGATATCACCATGTCCAAACTCTCTACGGTTTAACTTGATACGGAATGTTGATCCCTCAAGTCCTTTAAATGTGTTGTCTGGCTCAATATCCTCAATGATGTAAGGTAGATCAGTAGAAACTGGAGTCTGCCATTTGTACTCACCACGAGCATTATCAACCATGATAACATTTTTACCACCAAAACTAGACATCTGGTAAAGTGGCATTTCAACTTTCTGAGCCATAGCCCATAAGTCTACTGGACCTAAATCCATAGGTTCAGAATCTTTCAGCATGTTAACCAAGTGGTAAGAATCCACATGGGAACTAGCTTGATAGGCGGTATCCCGGAGGAATATACCATTGTTTAAAACTGGAGTTGCCATTTTTATATTTGTTTAATTGTTACTATTTAAAATCTCTTGAACATATTAGCTCTTGAGATGGTTTTTTGTGGAGCTCTGCTAGGAGTAGATCTTCTTTCAGGTTCTTCATATGTTGATGAACTTGAAGTATTTTTTCTAGCTTCTTCCGTTTTTAATTGTCTTACTGTTTTTTCTACAGCTTGTCTTCCACCTTGTTCTCTAATCTTAGCTTCAAATCCTTTTTCATCAGCTAATAACCAAAGTGCTTTAGCAATTAAGTCATGTCTAGGTTCTACAAACTGGTACTTCTCTAGTAAGTGACCAAGTAAGTTTGTAGGTTTACCAGAAATTGAAGGGTAATTTGGTTGAACTAATCCTGAGTATAATAAACCTTGTGTTTTTTTATCAAGTTTAATTCCACCTATGTCACCTGTTGCTAGTGTAGAATATACATTATTTGTGTATGTTCTTGCTGCATCTTGCTGTTGCTCTTTTCTAGACTCTTGCTCAGCTAACTGTCTTGCAATAATTTCTTCTTGCATTCTATCTAACTTAGGTTTGAACTGGTTAGCTTTTTGTTCTAACTTATCTACATCTTGCCAGTCTTGGATTTCATTCTCAATTTCATCTGCTGTACCAAAATTAGTTGCATGTAAATATTGTCTTGCTATCTCAGCTTGATCATATTCATCTGAAGGATCTAATTGTCTCATTTCCTCTACATGAGCAAGTGTTCTAAACAATCCTTTAAGATCTTGTCCTCCATCAGCAACATACTTAGCTGCATACTGAAGCTCTTCTGGTAATGAGTTAAAGAATTCTTTTGGAACATTTTTTCTAACTTTATCTTCTCTTTCTTGAAAGTTGGCTTCAAAAAGTTCTCTAAAATCTTTTGTTGTGTATTCCTCTAAAGGTTTATCATCATCAAAAGGAATTAAACCACCTTCTTCAATCATCTTGTAAGCTAACTCAGCTAAACCAGACTTATCAATCTTTGGTCTTCCTTTGTTGCCAGCTTCTTCTTCTTGAGAAATTAATCCATCAAGCTCAGCAATAGTTTCTTCAACTTCTGCTTTCTTTTCAGCTGCTTCTTCTTTTTCTTTGTAAGTAGTAGCAGGTGAGTTGTCAAGGAACGTGGTGTCTATATTTTCTTTTGAGAACATAGACTTTGCTTTTTCTTCTTCTTTTCCAGACTCAGGAAGCATTACACTTTCCGCACCTGGCATTCCAAAGATCTCATCAATATTTACATCTACTTGACCTACCGTTGTAGATTCTAATGTCTGAGTCTCCCCAGTTTTTGTTGTGTCATCCATAAGTGTTGGTTTTTTATGTTATACTACAATATACAAAATAAACTTCATAAATTTAAATGGTATAAAAAGTTTTTAAGCACTATATGGCTATACTACTTTTTATTTTTTACTTCACCACCTTTATCATATTTATTTTTGTTCACTTTAGCTACTTGTAATTGTTTATCTGCTATTTCTCTTTGCACATTTAACTTCTCTCTTTCAATAGCATTCTTGTCTCTATCTAACATAGTTCTAGTTGCATCTTTATCTCTTTGCAATTGGTTCTGTGTTTGATATTGTTCAGTCTGTCTGATATCTTTCATAGCATCTTGGTAATCAGACATTTGATTGGCATTAACATCTGCCATAGATCCATAACCAGCTGCTCTGATTTCAGCAACAAGAATTTCAGTTTGTCTATCTTTTTCTTTCTGAACTTCTTCATACTCTCTTTTAAACTTAGCTTCTTCAGCATCAGCTTTAAGTTTATCTTCTTGCATTTTTTGCTGAGCTTCCATCTCCTGTTGTTTAGACTGTTGTTGTTTAGCTTCAGAGTCTTTAAGAACGGTGTTAAGTTGAGCAATTGAGTCTGACTGAACTATTCTACCTAAATCATACACAGATGCGCCAGTAGTATTATTTTGCATGGCCATTTGTTTAAGCTGTTCTAATATAGCTCTATGATTAGCTGTTGTGCTACAGAAGATATTAAGATCCCTCATTAAAAGATCAGTACCATTTATTTCAAAATTTACTTTTTCATCAGCTGTAGTAACATAACTTAATCTAGATGATGGTTTAGTAGAATGATAGTACTGAGCTAAGTCAGTACGCATCTGATGTACCCTAGGCATTAAGTAATCACAGTGCTGAATAAAGAATACTTCTGTCTGAGCATATGAAGATGCCGTAGCTTGTTCAACACCCGTTGCAGTCATTTGTGCTATCTGTTGCCCCATCCTTTGTGGAGTTATACCTATTACTTCATAAGCTTGTTGCTTAAAGTGATTAGCTAACTGTATTCTTGACATCAACCTTTCTGTTTGAGATAGGTCTAATTTCTGGAAATGTTGGAAGTTTAATGCATTCTCAGTATTTGTAATAGATGTATCTAAAGGTAATATCTGGAAATTTTTCATTGCCACATATGCTTTGGCATAGTTTCCTTTTCCCCAGTCTTCTCCTAATGAGTGTCTTGGTAAGGTATTCTGGTCAAGCATGATTATAGTACCTAGTTCATCCACTAAGATATCAGCTATCTGATTATTAACAATGTTATATCCTATCTGATATGGCTTCATTAAGTCAAGTAATGCAGTAGACTTAGTATTTCTATCTGAGAACACAGAACCTTCTACAGGTAACTTACATCCATAAAGAGTATTATCTCCTTTAAATTGAAATCTTAATGGTCCTATTTTAGCTTTATCTACACCTAAATACATTGGTGTAAATCCTCCAGGATTGTTCATACCCCAAAATGAAGGAATGTTTGGTCCAATTTTAATACCACCCCATACTTCATTAATCCATATCCAATCTACATGCTCACCATAAACTAAGTTTTCCTTAGTTTTATTTTTCATTAACCTGGTATCATATATTGGTTTATTTGTAATAGTATAATCTTCATCTACAATATCCATTTCAACTTCACCATTATCATTAACACTAATTAAGTGTCCTACTTTTCTTTGTGACTTCCAGTATATAGTTGATACCCTTAATAAATATGCAGTACCTTGATCATAATAGTCTTCTCCTTCAGAAAGTATTTGTGTAATAATATCTCCACCTTCTAATACAGTTCCACCCATTGCTGTTGTATACTGTCTATAAGCTAATGATGGCATATTAGTATTCCAGTCATGAGATTTAGTACCATCATAGAAACTACCATCATTTTGCACACCACCAATTGTATATCCTGCAGATCTAATAGGATATACTGCTTCTAGTGCAGCTAACTGTTCTTCTTCCATTAAATAACCATATCTATCAATAACATCAGATGGTGTCATCATATCTGTTTTACCAGCCCAGTTAGCTTGAGATATATATCTTGAATCTGGTGACTTGTGATAAAATGTAATTGCTGGATTCCATAGTTCTACTTCATAGTCATCTTCCATCATACGGAAATGCCAAAACTCTCTATCAGTAATTAACATGTCTCTAAAAGCTCTTTCCTCTAGTTCATCCATTCTGAATCTCTCAACATCAACTTTATGTTGGTGACTTGCCCATTCTTCAACCATTGATCTGTAATCTTTTTTAAAATACATTTCAATCTCAGGTAAGCTTTTTAGTTTTTCAGGTGAAGTTTCTTGTTGAAATTCTTCTGACTCTGGATCAAGACCTTTATCCATTAATGCTGAAGAAACTTTTATTCTTGCATCTTGCATTAACACATCCTCAACCATTTGTCTTTTTTGTTCTAAGAGCTCATTATATGATAGCTCATCAACAGCCCTATATGTTAGTTTAGTAGATCTCTTAGCAAACTCAGCTACTAGAACATTAATAACATTTGGTATAATAGGATAGAACTTAAGTTCAAGTGCTGATACATCTTCTTTAATTAATGATTCAACTATATCTCTATAATCATTATTTTCTTCAACTATATAATCTGACTTATCTATAATACCTTTTGCAAGCTTATAGTTTTTCATAAGTCTCCGGGCATTTCTACGGATTTGTTTAAGACCTTGCCATTCTAACCAGTCTAAATTCCAAGCAGCCCATTTTTCATCTTTTTCTTTTTTAGGAATAAACTGTAATGGTTGGGTAATACTACCCATTCTATTATTATCAGTAGTAGCTCCTGCTTTTGCTTGTATAGCATTTATTATTTTCATATCAACTATTTAATGTTTTTAAAGGCAGATCTATTAAATCCTTTAACTTTTGATCTACCAGATCCACCCATATGCCTAAATGCACTCCTATCTAATTTAAACAAATTTTCTGACTTTTGCAAGTTTTTAGCTACATCATCCATGATGACTCTCTTTGAATATCCTCTATTGGCCTGTTGTATTCTCATAAAAGCCACAAGAGCACAGAAAGCTACCAACCTATCCACATTGACTCCATCTGCATATTCTCTCATTTCTTTAAGAAGCATTGGATCTGGAATTCTTTCTATGCCATATTTTGTACGTACAATAGTACCATCAGGTTTTGTTTCTACATCTAATTCTTCTCTGGTATATTCAATAGCATAACTAAGTAAATGTGCTTTAAAAAGTGTTCCTGTATTCTTCCAACCATACTCCTGGAATACATTACTATTAGACCCAAGATCTTTTAAAAACATAATCTGACTCTTAGGTACTAAAAATCTTTGTTTCTTTCTAGATATCATATACTGTATAAAAAGAGATATGTTATTCTCTATTAATGTCCACGCATTATACCATTCTATTATTAACTCTAATCTTTGATGGGTTTTATTTATATCATCAAACCTACCACACCATGCAGCCACTAATTTATCGGGTTCTATGTATGTTTCAGTATCTACACCAGTAACCTTAGTTACTTCAACTGGAGCTTTCATTATATAGATTGAACATAATGATTCTGAGGTAGTTGTCTTTCCCTCAGACACGGGGTCAATAGAAGCATAGTACTGACCAAAGGTTGGATCTTTAATGGGTCTTTCCCATACTACTAGCACTCCTGTCTTGTCTTCCATTTTCTTAGGAACTGGAAATTCCATAATGGGTCTCTTGTTTGTTTGAGTAACAACAGGTTTACCATTTACATCAGTAGCAATTTCTAAAAACTCATAAGCATATTCTTTTTCTTCTATTCTTCTTTCTTGTGCAGCTACTAAGTGAGAAGGAAATACAGATACTGATCTATGATCAAATGCTTCTTTTATATTTCTAGGATGCTGAGATATCCTTAACTGGTAATCTTCAGGACCTAGTTCTTTTTTCCATTTCTCAAACTGATCATCAAGAGCTTTTAATGATTCTTCTACAAGTGAATTACCATACTCATCTATATAAGGAGGCATAGACCACTGCTCAGGAATAAACAAACCTGACATACCTTCTGTACCTTTATCATCAAGCAGATTAGTTTCAACTGCATATATGTCTTTAGATGTAGGATTAAGAATCATATCTCTTAGTGGATTACACTGAGATAAATCTCCTACAGATCCTGCAGCAATAAACAAACCTGTAGTCATTAAACCAGATCTCATTGCTGGTCTCATGTACTCATATGTCTTATCCATCTTAGGAGCAATACCAGCCTCCTCATGAAAGAAGTATTTAACTGGACCCCCAACACCATTTGTTGGATCTTTCTCAAAAGACATACCTTGTATAGTACCTTTAAGACCTACCTCTGCTTTT